TCCCCGAGTACATCGAAGCCCTACAGCGCGACGGGTTTTGGGGAAGCCGCATCCTCGAACTGCGCGAGGTCGCCCGCTAATGACACTCGCCGCCCCGCTTAATCGCGCAGGGATCTTTCAGTACGCAAACCGCCTCGGCTGGACTGACGTAGAGCCTTACGAGATTGTCAGAAACGTTACGGGTCGCACCGTCGAGATCCGGCACATGAACGCCGAGCGCGACAAGACCTTTCAGCTAGAGTGGATCCCCGGCGGTTTCGCCGGTCACGCGGTTAATCAGAGTCAGCAACGCTGGATTATTACAAGCAACCCCGACGCGGGCATCGTCCGCATCCGGCTTCACAAGGACGGGCGCTGGTACGACCGGTACCGTAACCAGTACGTCCTCTCCGACACGCCGCGCAAGTTTTACGATTACAACTTCTAGCCCTTGACAGACGACAAGCCCCGTAGTATCCTGTAGCGTACCCTTCACCATAAGGCGATATGACAACGACTCGGATCTGGTACGACCGCGACACGAAAAACTGGATCGGGCAAGTCCTCGATCTGCAGGGCAATCAGCTAGGCGATGCCGAGTTTGCCGCTACGCGCAACGAGATCGTACAGGCCCTCCGCTACCGCAAGATGGTCGAGATGACGCACCTAATCCTCGGCGGTCGGCAGATATGAAGCCGATCGCATCCGACGCCACGCTCGTACAGGTGCTTTACGATCCGCGGCTTGGCATTCTTTCCTTTTTCTCCGACGGCTCGGTTGCCGAAGCCAAGACCTCGGCAAGCGGCATCCGAACGTGGCACGTTCGAGAAAACATCCTGACGGAAACGGACATAAACTCTCAAGAGGCGGCATTCGTCCCGTGACATACGAGGACTACCTTGCGCAGATCGACGCCCTGCTCCGCGGCTATCAGGCGACCATCGCGGAGCTACGCTATCAGATGGACGAGGTAACGTCTGGCGATTACCGGCAGATCCCGGACGGCTTAACATCGGAGCAACTGTATCGGATTCGGCGGAGCGCATTCGCGGCAATGAACGCCGATTGGGATCTAGCGAGCGCACGACGCGCTCTACAAGCGGCCCGGGATCGACTGACCCGGGACTAACCCCCGCACGACGGCGGGGACCTTTATCGGGGGACGCGCCCCCAAGGAGTAGCAAATGGCGGCAAAGTTACAGCTCGAACAGGCGGGAGACGCGGCAACGTTTACGGTTAGCACCTGTCGGACGGTACAGACGAAATACGGTGATCGCATCGTCTTTTCCGGGACTGACAGCGAAGGGTCAGAGGTCGAGACCCCGCTAATGCCAGAGGCGACGGCAACGAAGCAACTCGATCGGCTCGGCCTCACAAGCGAGACCTGTATCGGGGAAACGCTTACATTCTCGCGGGCTCCTAATCCGAGCGGCAAGCCGTACTGGAACATCGACCCCGCCGGTCCTACTCCCGCGCCGTCGAAACGGCTACAGCCGCCGACTACGGCCCCGGCAAAGCCCGCGGCCCGGGAGACAGCGAAGCCCGCTCTGATCGACGTTGACCGCTTACAGGACGTTTACATCGCCCTCTGGAACAGGATGGCGCAAGGTCTTTCGGCCTCTTGTAAAACGCACGACATCGTCCTAACCGCTGACGCGGTACAGGCGGCGAGCGCAACGCTCTGGATCGCGATTAACAACCGCGGGGTAATGGCGAACTGGGGCGAGCCGCAGAAGGAAGCGGCCCCGCAGATCCCGACGACCCCGCCGCCGAGCGGCAAGCGACTAGTACCGCCGAGCAAGGAGCCCGATTTCAGCAAGTTTCCGGCAGAGCGCGATGACGACGACCTCCCCTTTTAACCAGAGGACGGCAATGTTTACAATCGAGAGCCGCATCGGGATCGACCCGATCGATCAGCTTATCGCCGAACGCGATGAGCTAGTACGGGAAGCCGCCCCGCTCTATGCCCTATACGGCCCCGGCGGGACCGCCGAACACCGCCGGAAGGTGGCACAGGCGACCGCCGAGCTACAGGTCCGAGCCGAGGCAACGGAGAAGATGACCGAGGGCAAGATCGACGCCCTCGGCAGAACGCACCCGACATATCTCGCCTATCTCGACGCGATGGAGCTAGGCCGCGCCGAGTGGCTCCTAACCGAGACCCGCATACAGGCGATTACCGACCGCATTAACCGCGGAAACCATCTCACGCGCTATGCCGCAACGGAGCCCCGATGAGCAACGGTCAATACGGCTACGGCAGTTCCTATCACGGCCCGAGCAATAGCCCGGGCCTTACAAGCAAGGAATACCGGGAGATGATGGCAGAGGCCGCGCTCGATCCCGGCAAGTACGACGATGCCGACTATGACGACCGCGACAGCGGCGGCGATAACGAGGGCGACGATGACTGACGAGGCAGAGCTTTCTATTCAGCGCCGATATGCCGCGATCGGGGGCCTCTGGTCAATCGTCGATGCGGTCGCGTCCCGGCTCCCCGCGGCACGGACGACGGATCCCGAGACTAGCCACAAGGCGGCAGATCGGAACGCGCCCCGCCGTACCTCGCAAGCGATGCGGATCCTCCGCGCCTACCTCGAGGGCCCGCAGACCGACGAACAGGCATCGACTATCGCCAAGATCCCGGGCGGCTGGAAGCGGTGTTCCGATCTCCGGCGGCTTGGCTATATCGAGCCGACCGGGGAGACCGCGGTAACAAGCTACGGCTCTGAGGCTAACGTCTGCCGGATTACGGCCCTCGGGCGGACGGTAGCGAATGGCGGGTGATTTCGATATGTCCGACAATGACTATCACAACGACAACTGGGAGAACAGCGGCCTTGACACCTTTAGTAAAAAACAGCGCGAGGTTTGTCCGTCGTGCGGCGAGGATCTTACGGATGGCGGACCATATTGCGGCGGGTGTAATCCGCAACCTTGCCGGTTATCCGGCGATCACACAGGACCCGATGCCCCGGATCGAGCTTCGTAGCCAGTTCCGCGGAGCCCGCGTCCTGTCGCATTTCTACCCCGAGCATTGGGCGCGGGTACAACTTGCCCGCGATACAGCGCGGCGATACGGAGATCCGTCGTGACCAAGCCGGATATGGTTAACAAGCCCCCGCACTACCTTATGGGCAAGGTCGAGTGTATCGAGGCGATACAGTCGGCGCTCGGCGATAACGCATTTATCGCCTACTGCCGAGGACAGGCAATTAAGTATACATGGCGGTCCTTACATAAGTGGTATGCCGCCGAAGATCTACAGAAGGCTGTCTGGTACCTTAACCGAGCGATTGCCACATTGGAGACGATTAATGAAGCGCACCCCTCTCAAGCGAAAAACCGGCCTAGTGGCAAAGAAAAAGCCAAAGGCTAAAAAGCGAACGGAGAACGACTACGCCCGCATCTATGGCTCGCGGGAGCGGGTCGCGTGGGTACAGGCACAGCCCTGTATCGCGTGTAACCGGATCCCCTCCGAGAATGCGCATACCCGATCCGGGGGGACGGGCCGCAAGGCGGACTATACGCAGATCGTCCCGCTCTGCCGGCCCTGTCACACCCTGCAACACAGCAAGGGATGGAAGGCTCTCGGGTTAAACTCGTCGCGGCTTGACTACCTCGCCTTTCTTACGCAGTTCCGATGGGCGCAGACCCGTGAAGGTTGACCTAACCCTGCCCGAGCCCCCCTCGGCAAACCGCTACTGGCGGTTGGCTCGCGGTCGAGCCTACCTCTCAGCGGAGGCGAAAGCCTATAAGCAAGAGGTGCTTATCCGGGCGATCGCCGCGGGTGTCCCCTACGGGCGGGTGCCATTCGAGGCCGGAACGCCCGTCCGCGTCACCCTGCGATGGTACCGATCCCGGCGGGCGGGGGACCTCGACAATCGGGCAAAGGTCGCCCTCGACGCCCTCAATAACGTCCTATGGCTTGACGACAAGCAAGTAGTGGAGTTACATCTGTATCGTTACGACCGCCCCGGGGATGGGGCTCTTTACGTCACCGTTGAGGATTAGATGACAGAGGAAAACTGGATTACCGTTGCCGAGGCCGCTCGCTTTCTCGGTGTCACTCGACAGCGGATCCACCAGAGGATTAAGCGCGGACAGGTCCGAGCAAAGGCGGATCTTAGTCCAACAGCCTATGGCGGGCGCGGCTTTTACTGGCGGATCGATATGGCAAGCCTTATGCAATACAAGGGCGCATATGCAGGGAAGCCTGCATATAATGTAACAGATGACAAGATCGAGAAAAAGATTAAGGACGCCTCTTGACAGACGACAAGGGGGGGTTGTATTCTCCCACCGTAGGCCGGAAGACAACCCTAACGTCGGAGGTAGGATGACAAGCACCGCGGTCGGATCTAAGCAAGCGCAGGATCTTCGGGTCGGCGACATCATCGAGCATCGGTCGATCCGGGTCCGGGTCGCCGACATTCACAATCAGGAAGGGGTCGCCAACGTCCTGATTACGCTCCGCAACCTCGAGGGCAAGCCGCGGTTCGCCGGTTACGTTAGCATCTCGCGCTTTTCTCCCGTCAACCTCGAGGTCAACTAAGATGGAAGTCATCGAGATTACCGACGGGATCCTAACGCAGTCGACAATCCCGGATTCGCTGGAAAGCCTACAGCAGATTGTCGGCGGGTACATCGAGCCAATTTTTACGGTTCGCTCGCCCTATGGCAACGGAAGCATTACGGGATATGTGAACGAGGACGGCATCGCGGCACAGCTTTCCCTTAACATCGGGATCGTTCATCGGTTCGAGTCTGGCAAGCGCGATCAGTACCACACGGCCCCGGTATTCGGCAATATCGTCATTACCGGCCTCACAGACGACGGGGAAGGTCGGAGCCTAACCGCGATGGAGATCGGGCTCCTACGGACCATTTATCTGCCGCTCGAGGGCGGTAGCGTTTTCCCGATTGTCGAGCCAGAGACTTGCGGTGGCCCGTTCGTTCTCGTACACGGCATTCTCGCGTTACACAACTTTAATCGGTTTGCTAACCGGGAGGCTCTCGCATGAAGGTTACGATCGAGTTCTACCTTGACAACGACGCCTTTGTCTCCGATCCCCTCGGCGAAATGTCCGAGGTGCTTAATCAGGCGACGCGCCACTTTATCACAGAGTACGAGCAATACAATCAGATCTTCCGTCAATGGCATCACGTTCTCCGGGACACAAACGGCAATCGGATCGGTCACGTCGGAGTTGCGACAGATGAAATGGCATCAGTTGAATAACGACGGATCCGTGGCGCAGACCGTAACGGCCCCGGATAAGCAGACCGCCTCCGCGCTTTGCGGGGGCGGTATTGTCGTCTCGGCAATTTCCTACCGGCTCGATGTATTCAAGTTTCAACCCGTACAGACCGTTGTTACGGATATTGAGCAGACGCAGTACCGGAAGCCTACTCCGCAGTATACCTACAAAAAGGGATGGCTCCGGCTACCGCAGATCTCGCACATGGTCGAGATGCCGGAGAATAAGCTCCGACACCTTATTGACCGCTGGCGACTACCCTGCAAGGTCGTCAGCTTTGGCGGGCGTCGGGTACGATTCTATCATCCGACAGTAGTGCGACAGATACAAAAGCGCGTTGCCGAGCGGCAGAAATAATGACAAGGCGTTGTCCGGTTTGCGACGAGAGCCGCACGGATGCGGAGGCGATCCGCATTCACAACATTCGGTGCGCACAAACGGGAGAGCGAGCTTACCCCAAACCGCCACGATCCTACCCTAAACTGCCCTATGTCCCGCGCCCGCCTCGTCGCTGACATCGCGCTAACCGCGCTATTCCTCGCCTGTACGCTCCCGCTACTGGCCCTCCTTTTCCTTTTACCGCGCTCGATCCGTGACAGAACTCACCTCCCAACTCATTAGTCCGACGCCCGATGGTACTTGCGACGGGTGCCTCGAGGCAGAGGACGCACTCTTTCCCCTTGTGTTACCGGAACGGATTGGCGCGGATACGGTACCGATGCAACTCTGGCTGTGCCGCGAATGCTTTAACCTTGCTCTCGGAGACTAGAATGGAGTATGCCCTTGTACCGGTCGGGGACATCTACCCGAACCCCAAGAACCCGCGCTTTGTCCGCGATGCCAAGTTTCAGCGGCTCGTCGAGAGCGTGCGCACCTTTCCCGAGATGCTTAAGCTCCGCCCGATTATCGTCGATGGCAACGGGATGATTCTCGCTGGCAATCAACGGTATCAGGCCGCAAGGACTATCGGGATGTCCGATGTACCTGTTATCCGTGCCGCCGATCTTACCGAGGCACAACAGCGGGAGCTTGTCATTAAGGACAACGTACACGCTGGCGAGTTTGCTTTTTCCTCCTTCTTTGAAAATCACGACGACTGGGATGTGTATGAGTTAACGTCGTGGGGGCTTGACCTTCCGTTCCTCCCAAACGAGGACCCCAAAGCCGATCGGACAACCGTAACGGATCGCGATATTAATGCCGCCTCCGAAAAGCTACAAGACCCGTTTAGCCGCGGCACTACACAGAAGCAAATGACCTGTCCTAACTGCGCACACGATTTTTATGTCGACGGTTAACGAGCGGTCGGTCGCGTTGGCGCGACTTACAGACGCCATCCCGGGGCAGATCTGGACGTTTGCTAAAACGATGCCGTGGATCCCGCACGAATACGCCCTGCGCGAGCGATGGAACGATGGTCCCGGCCTTACCTTTACCGAGGCAGTCGAGATCGTGCGCACCTATGGGTACGAGGACCGGTTCGGCAAGCGAACCTTTGTTTACCTCAATATCGGGGAATGGAAGTATTGGACGATGGGGAACCCGATCGAGCAAACCCGGGTGCTTAACCGCGCCCCGATCGTGCGCCAGCGAAAGCCCGTATGACCCGGATAATCGTCCGAGCGGTACCGGAGCGTGTCGACTGCATTGCATATCTGCGGCGGCATCTTCCGAGCGCCGAGTGGGTATTCGATGAACGGCGCGATGCGTGGGATACGTTTATGCGGGCGCTCGATCTTGCAGGGCAAGACCCGTGTATTCACCTCGAGGAAGATATTCTGTTAACGCAAGGATTCCTGTCAAAGATCGAGGCATTTATCGAGGAGACGCCGCATCGCGTCCTGCAGTTCTTCTCGATGCGCAAGGCCGATCTTACGCTCGGGACCCGCTTCGATCGCAACTACCTAATGAATCAATGCTTCTATCTGCCCTTGTCGTATTCGCGACAGATCCGGGAGTATGCCGACCAATGGCCTCGCCGCGCCGAACATCCGACGGGCACGGATACGATGATTAATGACTTTCTGCGCTCCCGCCGAGAGCCGTACCGCTTGCACGTGCCAAGCTTAGTTCAGCATCGCGAAGTCAAGAGCGCGATTAACCCCCGCCGCAGTAGTAAGCGGCAAAGCTTGACCTTCCGGGATCCGATGCCGTGATTACGATCAAGATGATTACTGCGCAAGAGATTCGTCCGTATATTAAAGAGGCACAGGACGAACTCTTAACGTTTCAGAAGGCAGAAAAGACCCTGTATCTCGGAGCCTATACCGAGGACAATCAGCTTGCCGGATTTGTCGGGATCCTTCTCTCGGGCCCGCGCACGTTTTTTAAGAACGATTATGTCCTAAGTCAGTATAGGAACCGCGGGATCTATACGACTTTGTTCGAGCGGCGGCTTGAACTCTGCCGGAAGATGAGCATCCGATCGGCGGCGGCATTCGTTACGGATTCAAGCCTACCGACCTATGTAAAATACGGTGCCACGGTACATCGGCGGCGTGGGTTAACAACCTATGTTACCATCCGGCTATGAAGATCTACTTATCAGAGGATGTGCTTACCGCGGCCCGCAAGCGTATCGCGTGGCTGTTTGACGAGTTTCCGCAAGTCGTCGTCTGCTTTTCTGGCGGCAAGGATTCTTGTGTTGTGCTAAACCTTACGCTTGAGGAAGCCGAGCGGCGGGGGCGGCTCCCGGTCCCGGTAATGTGGATTGATCAGGAGGCCGAGTGGCAAGCGACGGTCGACTATGTGCAGACCGTTATGGAGGATTCCCGCGTCCAACCGCTCTGGTTTCAGATGCCGATGCGCCTCTTTAACGCGACGAGCGCCGAGGAACCGTGGCTTTGGTGCTGGAACCCCGAGGACGAAGCCCGCTGGATGCGACAGAAGTGGCCTCAGGCCGTCACGGAGAACCCGACGGATACCGATCGGTTCGCCGAGCTATTCCCGGCCCTGATTCGGCATTACTACCCTAACACGCCGGTTGCAACAATCGGTGGCGTCCGGGCCGAGGAGAGCCCCGCCCGGGCGATGGGGGTAACGATGCAAGCAACCTATAAGTGGGCAACGTGGGGCACGATCTCCGACCGAAAGCGGGGGCACTACAACTTTTACCCGATCTATGATTGGGGCTACCGCGATGTGTGGAAAGCGATACACTCAAACGGATGGACCTACTGCGACATATATAACAAAATGTATCAGTACGGATACCACGTTCAGGATATGCGCGTTAGCAATCTGCATCACGAAACCGCGACCAAGCACCTC